TCGCCGGGCCCGGCGAGAAGATCGCCGGGCTCATGACGCTGACGGTGGTCCGCCCCGACGACCTAGCCGACCGGCTGCTCGACCGCGACAAGCACCCGCAATGGCAGGGCGAGCGCACGAAGATGGTGTACGGATTCCCCAGCGACGAAGCCCTGTGGGCTAAATACGCCGACGTGCGGGCGGACGGGCTGCGAAGTGACCGTGGCATCAAGGCCGCGACAGCGTTCTACAAGCGGCACCGCAAGGCCATGGACGCCGGCGCGGAGATCGCCTGGCCGGAGCGCTACAACCACGACGAGGCGTCGGCGATCCAGCATGCGATGAACCTCCGCCTCCAGGACGAGGCAGCGTTCTTCGCGGAGTACCAAAACGAGCCGCTGCCCGAGGTCGAGGCCGACGACGACCTGCTGACAGCAGACCAGATCGCCGCGAAGCTCAGCGGGCAGAAGCGCGGCGAGGTCCCGATCGGGTGCTCGCACCTGACGATGTTCGTGGACGTGCAGGGCAAAGCGCTGTTCTGGATGGTCGCCGCGTGGGAGGACGACTTCACCGGGTACGTCATTGACTACGGCACCGAGCCCGATCAGCAGGCTGCGTACTTCACGCTGCGCGATGTCCGGAGGACCCTCGGCGCGGCGGCACCCCGGGCCGGTGTCGAGGGCGCGATCTACGCGGGGCTTGAGCGGCTCTTCGAGCGGAAGCTCGGGCGCGAGTGGAAGCGCGACGACGGGGCCGCGGTCCGCATCGACCGGTGCCTCATCGACGCGAACTGGGGCACGTCCACTAACGTGGTCTACCAGTTCTGCCGGCAGAGCCCGTTCGCATCGGTGCTGCTCCCCAGCCACGGCCGGTACGTCGGCGCGAGCAGCATCCCATTCAGCGAGTACAAGCGGAAGCGCGGCGACCGCGTCGGGCTGAACTGGCGTGTGCCATTGGTGACGGGCAAGCGAGCGGTGCGGCATGTGGTGTTCGACACCAACTTCTGGAAGAGCTTCGTGCACGCCAGGCTCGCGGTCCCCATGGGTGACCCGGGCTCGCTCGCGCTCTTCGGGCACAAGCCCGAGACGCACCGTCTCCTCAGTGAGCATCTGACCGCGGAGTACCGGGTGAAGACCGAGGGCCGCGGCCGCACGGTCGACGAGTGGAAGCTCCGCGTCAGCGGCCTCGACAACCACTGGCTTGACTGCCTGGTCGGGTCGGCCGTGGCCGCGTCGATGCAGGGGGCGGTGCTGTTCGGGACGGATGTGAAGCCGAGTCCGAGGGTCCGCCTCAGGCTGTCCGATGCCAAGCGTGCCCGCACTGGTTTCTGACCATGAACCCCAATGGCTCGTACCATGTAGCCGAGGAAGGTACCACATGGCGAAGCTAACCGGTTGTCCACCAGCGTGCTACGACGCTCTCCACCGAGTGCGGGAAACCGCGCTGGTCGACTTTGGGAGCCTCTTTACTCCCGATCGGAAGATCTGGACGTCGCGAAACCTCCAGCGACACCACGAGATGGTCGTGCAGCGGTTCGACGAAGGCGAGGGAAACTTCCTCAGCAAGTACCAGCACCAACTCGATGGCGCGGACGACGACACCATCCAACTTGCCGCCGAGCTCGTGTACGTCCAGCAGATCTTCACCACGGTCACAGGTCCCAAGAAGAAGATCGCGAACGTTCAGGAGATCCTGACGTGGTGTGATCGAGCCGTCGACATCCCGCAGTGGGCGATCGACGGCGCTGCCGGACACGCCGGAGACCAGAGCTTCAACCAGCACCGACCGTGGCACCTGGCATGGATCAACGAGTATCTGCTCCACTGGCATGAGCTGCCCGAGCCTCGCAGGGCGGAGATCCTCGCTGATCCATGGGCATTCCGAGAGGATGTGTTCGGGCACAAGACCTCGTTGCAAGCCTTCCAACCGATGCGGGAGGCATGGCTCTACATCGCGTTCCCCGACACGTTCGAGAACATCTCATCCCGCAAGGACAAGAAGGCGATCAGAGCTGGCTTTGAGAGTCTCTTGCCCAACGGCCCGACCGACAACATCGATCGCGATCTCCTGGCTATACGAGAATCGCTCGGCACAGACGCAGAGCCCGGCTTCCACTTCTATCGAAAGCCCTTCCTTCAGCAGTGGAAGGAGCCAAAGGAGCAGAAGTCGAAGAAGCAGGCAGGTGCCGGCGCGGCGAAGGCCGTGACACCGGGCCCCGGTCTGTCCGCGAGCGATGCACCAGTAGTGATCGAGTCGCTGGACGCGCTTGCCGAGTCACTGATGCTGGAGCCAGTCGACACTTTGTCGCGATGGGCGGCGCTGCTTGTAGAGAAGGGCCAGATCATCCTCCAAGGACCGCCCGGCACTGGAAAGACCTTCATCGCTCGCAAGATGGCGGAGTCGCTCGCGGGTTCCGCGGATCGCGTGACGGTCGTGCAGTTCCATCCGTCGTATTCGTACGAGGACTTTGTTGAGGGCTTCCGCCCTGCCGGCCCCAATCACTTCGAGGTTAAAGACGGTCCGCTGAAGAGGCTGGCGGCACGTGCGGCGGCCGATCCCAGCGCACGCTTCGTGCTGATCATCGACGAGATCAACCGAGGCAACATCGCGAAGGTGTTCGGCGAGCTGCTGTTCTTGCTCGAGTACCGCGATGAAGCCATCACCCTGCAGTACTCCGAGGCCCCATTCCGTCTACCGCGGAACCTCCTGATCATCGGAACGATGAACACTGCAGACAGATCGATCGCCTTGCTCGACATGGCTCTGCGGCGGCGGTTCCGGTTCATCGACCTTGTCCCCGGCGAGGCGCCGATCGAAGGGTTGCTGGAGAGGTTCTTGGAATCTAACGCTCCGGACATGGTGTATCTCGCCGGCATGATCGACGCCGTCAACGAGATTGTGGGCGACCGGCACGCGATGGTTGGTCCGAGCCATTTCCTCACCGATGACCCGCGGGCCCTCACCGAGGAGTGGGCAAAGCAGATCTGGGAGCATTCGGTCATTCCCGCTTTGGCGGACCGCTTCTTCGACAACCCCAGCGAGATGAGTCAGTTCCTCTACGACACCGTTAGAGACCAGGTTACCGCCGACGATGTTGTGGCCGACCAATCGGAGGACGAGGATGCGTCGGCTGACGCTGACTGAGTACATCACGGCCACCGGGGTGGCTCTTGATGCCGTCGAGGTCGCGATGCTCCGCCGTGTACACCCAACGTTGCGGATCGAGCCCGCGATGGGTCTGCCGGGACGATTTGACCTGACCCCGGATCAGCACATCGGACTCGTTCAACTGCCCTCAGTTGCCATCGAAATCCTACCCAAGACGCCGATGTCTTCGGTTGTCTTTCTAGTCTCGTACGCGGCTGACCGCGTGAACTGGTCCCGAATACAGACAGCATGGCAGGATGATGCGACGCTGGTTGATCTGATTGCGACCGTGCTGTGCCGATCCATCGAACGCGCGACCCGAAAGGGACTGCTCGCGGGGTATCGCTCCCACGAGGAGTCGCTGTCGGCGCCTCGGGGCCGGATTCGGTTCCCTGAACACCTCAGCAAGCGACTCGCGCAAGCGCCACCGATCGAGATCGAGCACGATCTGTTCACGACGGACATCGTCGAGAATCGAGTGTTGCTCAGCGCCCTCTCACAGCTGCGTCGCCTCACGTTGCGATCAACGACGATCACCCGCGAGATTGGTCGCGCCGCGCGGCTCTTTGGTGGCGTGGAGCTCTTCCACTATCCGAAGCACAGCATTCCAGAACCGGCCATCACGCAGCTGAATCGGCACTATGAGCCGTCGCTGCAAATCGCCCAGCTCGTCCTCCGTTCCTCGTCTGTCGATGCCGGAGCGGGAGCTCGGCGGGCGGACGCCTTCCTCGTGGACATGAACGCTGTGTTTGAGATGTTCCTGCGGACGGCGTTGCGGGAATCGCTCGCTTGTTCCCTGAGCGCGTTCCCCGACAGGCCGCCGCGACTCCGTCTGGATGCCGCGGAGCGCATCCCACTCAAGCCGGACTTGTGCTTGATCGCGAACGGGGAAATTTCCTGGGTGGGCGACGCAAAGTACAAGCGCCTCAGCCCGGCCGGCTATCAGAACGCCGACGTCTATCAGATGCTCGCGTACCTGACGGCCACCGGATTGTCATCAGGGACGCTTATCTACGCTGCCGACGCCGGCTTGACCTCGACTACGCACGTCATCGACGGCGGGGCTCGTGAGGTTCGGGTACGCACCCTCGATCTGCAGAAGCCCCCGCTCGGCATTCTGCGGGATGTCGCGTCTATCGCAAAGGAGATCCAGGCGTCTGCGACTGTGCCCGAGATCAGCGTTCATCCGAAGGGCTCGGCCGTTTCGGTAACCCGGTAGCCCTGAGCGGCGGGTTGCCTTCGTTACCTCGATCGATCCCAAGACTCGGCACGAGGCTATGCGTCAGGCGATGCGCAGTTGCCGCCTGGACGGCATAGGTGACCAATGAGGGCCCGCGGACCGCGGCCCTGCGAGGTCGCCAGTGCCGGATCAGGATCCACAACTCGACCAGGCGATCGCCGAGAACGCCGTCGGGCCGTCGAAGGCGTCGGTGGACGGGCAGTCGGTCGAGCAGCACGCGATCCGTGACCAGATCGAGGCCGATCGCTACCTCGAGTCCAAGAAGGCCTCGCGGAAGCGCGGCATGGGCATCCGGTTCGTGCGGCTGTCGCCGCCCGGCGCCGAAGGCGGCGGGGAGGGCGGATGCTGAAGCGTCTGCTCGGATCCCGTCCGTCCGACACGGCGCAGCCCCGCCGCGGTGCCCTCGCCGTGGTCCGCCGCCCGCGTGCGGTCCGGGCCCGGTTCGACTCGGCCCAGACGACGGCGGACAACCGCCGGCACTGGGCCGCGGCAGACGGGCTCTCGCCCAACGCCGCTGTGAACCCCGAGGTCCGCCGGATCCTGCGGAACCGCTCCCGCTACGAGGTGGCCAACAACTCCTACGCCAAGGGCATCGTTCTCACGCTGGCCAACGACACGATCGGGACCGGCCCGCGGCTGCAGATGCTGACCGATGATGCGGACGCCAACCGGCGGATCGAAGAGGCGTTCAGCGACTGGGCCCGCGCGGTTGACCTGGCGGCGAAGCTCCGGACCGCGCGGATGGCCCGGGCCGAGAGCGGCGAGGCGTTCGGGCTGCTGACCAGCAGCCCGATGCTGGACACGCCGGTGAAGCTCGACGTCCGGCTGGTCGAGCCCGATCAGGTCTGCTCTCCGTGGACCCGCAACGCCCGCCCCAACGACGTCGACGGCATCGTCTTTGACGCGGCGGGGCACCCGGCCGCGTACCACGTGCTCCGGCGGCATCCGGGAGACGGGATCACCTGGGGCCGAGCCGCGGGCAACGACGAGTACGACACGCTGCCTGCCTCGGCCGTGCTGCACTACTTCCGCGCCGACCGTCCGGGTCAGTGGCGTGGCATTCCAGACATCACGCCGGCGCTCCCGCTGTTCGCGCAGCTGCGGCGGTACACGCTCGCGGTGATCGCCGCGGCCGAGACCGCCGCCGACTTCGCCGCGGTGCTCTACACCGATGCGCCCGCCAACGGCGAGGCCGACCCGCTCGAGCCGATGGACGAGATCGAGCTTGAGAAGCGGATGGCGACCGTGCTGCCGGGCGGCTGGAAGCTCGGGCAGCTGCACGCCGAGCACCCGTCGACGACCTACGGCGAGTTCAAGCGGGAGATTCTCAACGAGATCGCCCGCTGCCTGAACATGCCGTTCAACGTCGCGGCGGGGAACAGCTCGGGGTACAACTACGCCAGCGGCCGGCTGGACCACCAGACGTACTTCAAGAGTCTGCGCGTCGAGCAGCGGCACCTCGAGGTAACCGTGCTCGACCGCGTGCTCCGCGCGTGGCTGGCCGAGGCGGTGCTCGTCGAGGGCCTGCTGCCGCAGTGGATGCGGACGCGCGAGTTCGCGATGCAGCCCTCGATCCCGCATGGCTGGTTCTGGGACGGCGTCGAGCACGTCGACCCCGCCAAGGAAGCCAGCGCGCAGGCGACGCGGCTCGCCAGCCACACCACGACGCTCGCCCACGAGTACGCCCGCCAGGGGCGTGACTGGGAGACCGAGCTGCGGCAGCGGGCCAAGGAGCTCGTGCTGATGAACGAGCTAGGGCTCGGCGCCGCGGTCGCAGCGCCCGCCCCTGCCGACCCCGACACCCCCGATCCCGACGAGGACGAAGCCCTCAAGGAGGCCGCGTGACCATGCGCACCGAGTTCCCGACGACCGAGCCCCGTTCCCTGATGATCCGCGCCACGGCCGCGCCCGAAGCCCTGACTTCGAAGCTGCCCGGGCTCTCGTTCACCGCGCAGGCGGAGTTCGAGGTCGAGGCAGCCGGCGAGGCCGGCGACGGACCAGCGCCGCTGCCCCGGTTCCGGATGGTCGCGTACACCGGCGGACCGATGAAGGTCAGCGGGTGGCGGCACCCGGTCGTGATCGACCTGGCCGGCCTGCACATCCCCTCGCCGTCGCGGCCGATCCGCTTCGGGCACGACGCGGCGGCCGGGGTCGGGCACACCGACGCGGTCGCGGTGGAGGCCGGGCAGCTGATCGCCACGGGGATGATCTCCCGCGACACGGCGGCAGCCCGCGAGGTCGTGGTGTCGGCCCGGAACGGCTTCCCCTGGCAGGCGTCGGTCGGCGCCAGCGTTGAGGCCTTCGAGTTTCTCCGCGAGAACCAGACCGCGACGGTCAACGGCCGCGAGGTCGCGGGGCCACTGAACATCGTGCGCAAGTCCACGCTCGGTGAAATCAGCTTCGTCGACCTCGGGGCCGACGGGGCCACTACGGCGACGATCGCCGCGGGGGCGGAGCCGACCCCGGCAACGGCCCCGGCCGCGGGCGAGACGCCCGAGACGCCGGCGTTGTCCGCCGCCCCGGCGCCGGACCCGGTCCGCGAGATGCGGGCCCAGGTCGCCGCCGAGACCGAGCGGATCGCCGCGGTCCGTCGCCTGTGCGCCGGCCAGCACCCGCAGATCGAGGCGCAGGCCATCCGCGACGGGTGGGACTCGACCCGCACCGAGCTCGAAGTCCTCCGGGCCAGCCGCCCGAAGGCGCCGGCCGTTCACGTGCCCGCCGGCTCCAGCCCGCTGTCGCAGCGCGTGCTCGAGGCCGCGTGCGTGCTCTCGGGCCGGCTGGCCAGCCCCGAGCGGCACTGCGCCGAGCAGGACCTCGAGGCCGCGAGTCGGGAGTTCGGGCAGTCGATCGGGCTCCAGGAACTCCTGCTCCACGCCGCGTGGGCCAACGGCTACACCGGGCGGACGTTCCGCGATTCGCGCGGCGTGATGGACGCCGCGTTCGGCCGCGGGATTGAAGCGGCGGGCAACTCGACGATCAGTATCGCCGGCATCCTCTCCAACGTCGCCAACAAGTTCCTGCTCGAGGGGTTCTTCAGCGTCGAGCGCACCTGGCGGAACATCTGCTCCGTCCGCAGCGTCGCCGACTTCAAGACCGTCACGAGCTTCCGCCTCACCGGCGGGGACACCTATGAGCGCGTCGCGCCCGGCGGCGAGATCAAGCACGGCTCGCTCGGCGAGGAGAGCTACAGCAACAAGGCGGACACCTACGCCCTGATGCTCTCGATCGACCGCACCGACATCATCAACGACGACCTGGGCGCCATCACGACCGTGCCCCGCAAGCTCGGGGCGGGTTCGGGCAAGACCATCAACGAGGTCTTCTGGACCACGTTCCTGGCCAACTCGGCGTTCTTCACCGCCGGCAACAAGAACTTCATCTCGGGCGCCGACACGGTCCTCTCGATCGACGGCCTGACCAAGGCCGAGGTCACGTTCATGGATCAGGTGGACAAGGACGGCAAGCCGATCGGCGTGCTGCCGCAGGTCCTGCTGGTCCCGACGGCGCTCTCGGCGATGGGCAGCCAGCTCTTCAAGAGCATGGAACTGCGCGACAACACCTCGGCGGCCAAGTACCCGGTGACCAACCCGCACCAGGGCAAGTTCCGCGTGGAGGTCAGCCGGTACCTGGGCAACGCGGCGTTCACGGGCAACTCGAGCAAGGCGTGGTACCTGCTCGCCGACGCGAACGACCTGCCGGTGATCGAGGTCGCGTTCCTCAACGGCCAGGAGGCCCCGACCATCGAGACCGCCGAGCAGAGCTTCAACCGGCTCGGGATCCAGATGCGCGGGTACCACGACTTCGGCGTCGCGCTGCAGGACCCGCGCGGCGGCGTGAAGAGCAAGGGTGAGGCATGAGCCAGTTCGGCGGGGGGCAGCTCCCCGGCGAGTTCGACACCCTCTTCGACACCGACCACGACTCGGGCCCCGGGCCCGGAACAGGAGATTCTCGGATGACCAGATTCGTCCACGAAGGCAACGCGATCGACTACACCCCGGCGGCGGACACACCCGCGGGCACCGTGGTCCTGCAGGGCGACCTCATCGGCGTCACGCGGACCGACATCGCCGCCAACCGCCTCGGCTCGCTCGCGGTCGACGGCGTGTTCGACTTCCCCAAGGCGACCACCGCGGGGACGGGGTTCACGGCCGGGGCGCTCGCGTACTGGGACAACACCAACAAGGTCGCGACGAAGACGGCGACGGGCAACAAGCTCATCGGCAAGGCGGTCGCCGCGGCGGCCGACGCCGCCGAGACCGTCCGCGTCCGGCTCTCGCAGTAACGGGGTGACCACACGTGGGCGACCTGCTGGCCAAGGGCTCTGAGCTGATCGATCGCACGCGGCGGGCGCACCTGTCGCGCACGGTGGTCTACCGCCGGGGCGATGACACTGTCGAGCTCGCGGCCACGGTCGGGTCGACGGCGTTCGACCGCACGGACGAGTACGGCGTGATCCACCGGATCGAGTCGCGGGACTACCTCGTCACCGCGGCGGACCTGGTGCTCGGCGGTCAGGTGGTCACGCCGAAGGCTGGCGACCGGATCACCGAGGCCGACGGGGCCCGCGTGCACGAGTACGAGGTCATGGCCCCGGAAGGAGAACCGGCGTGGCGGTACAGCGACCCGCAGCGGATGACGCTGCGGATCCACACCAAGTTCGTACGGACGGGGGCGTCGTGAGCAACGGCAACGGAACCAGCACGGCGAACGGCAATGGCAACGGGAAAGCACGCTGGGCCGGCGTCGTGCTCACCGGCGGCCTCGCCATCGCGGCGCTGATCGTCCAGTGGGGCGTGGTGACCACCAAGCTCGACCAGGTCGAGAAGCGGCTCGACGAGCTGATCTACGAGGCCCGCACGCTGCGGCACGAGTACCAGGGCATCGAACGCCGGCTCTCCTACGTCGAGGGCCGGCTCAACGGAGATCACGGGAGGACCGGCCCATGAGCGTGCTCGTTCAGATCGCCGACGCCGTCGCGGCGTCGATCAACGGGGCCACATTCACCGAGCCGCTCACGGCCGTGCGGGCCTACCGCCCCTCGTACGACCTCGAGCAGCTCGCCGAGACCCGCGTCACGGTCGTGCCCCGGTCCATGACGATCGCGGCGCTGGCCCGCCTGCAGAGCCAGGTCGACTGCACGGTGGACGTCGGCATCCAGCAGCGCGTGCCCTCCGGCGACGAGGCCCGGATCGATGCGCTCCTCGATCTCGCCGAGGAAGTCGGCGACCACCTGCGGCACAAGCGGCTGACGGACTTCCCCGAGGCCGCGTGGCTCTCGATCGCCCACGACCCGGTGGCGGCGAGCGAGCACCTCGACGAGCGGTCGACGCTGACGACGGTCCTGAGTGTCACCTACCGGGTGAGGAGGTAACCCATGGCGATCCGGCTCGGTATGGAGGCCGTGCTCAACTACAAGACGGGGGCCAGCTCGTGGACCGAGCTCGCCAACGTCCGCGACGTCACGCTCACGCTCGAGACGGGCGAGGCGGACGTCACGACCCGGGCCAACGCCGGCTGGCGGGCAACCGTGGCGACGCTCAAGGACGCGAGCGTCGAGTTCGAGATGGTCTGGGACACCACCGATGCGGGGTTCACGGCCATCAAGAACGCGTACCTGAACAACACGGCGATCGGTCTGCAGGTCCTCGACGGCACCTCGGGCGAAGGCCTCCAGGCGGACTTCATGATCACGAGCTTCTCGCGGTCGGAAGCGCTGGAAGAGGCCATCACCGTCTCGGTCACGGCCAAGGTCACCTACTCGACAACGCCGCCCGACTGGCTGGAGGGGAGCTGATGCAAATCGATTCCCGCCGATTCCGCACATGCCAGCACGCATCGAGCGACCGTGCCAACTGTTTCTCCGCAGAACTTAATACACCTTGCGGAGTTCCCGGCAGCCAGCGTGGGTGCCTGCGACTTCAGCGCCGAATGTCGGCTGCGACCTGCCTCGTACCGCTCTATCTCAAGTCCTGCGAGTACCCCTCCGGTTGGCCGCCACCGAGTCGACAACCAAACATGCGGTCCAACGTCTGCTTGTACCGCAACCTCAAAGTCGCTGATACGCCAAGCGATCATCTTCTGCGTTTGGCTGGTTGGTGCGCCCAGAACACGTGAGAGCGTCGTGACCAGAGCATCGACAGCTGGTTGGATGTTGGACATGTCTATGGCCTTGAACGGAGGCGTTGGTGAGAAAGTTCAATGATACGCAAGGCCGCGAGTGGACCATCGAGCTGCACACGACCGCCATCAAGCGGGTCCGCTCGCTCACCGGCGTCGACCTGCTCGCCGACGACGGCGCGGGCGTGGTCGCCAAACTCATCCGCGACCCGGTGCTGCTCTGCGATGTGGTCTACGCGGCGGTGAAGCCGCAGGCCGACGAACGCGGCGTCAGCGACGAGGACTTCGGGCGCGCGATGCACGGCGATCCGATCGGCTCGGCGACCGAGGCGCTGGTGGACGAGCTCGTGTCTTTCTGCCCGAACCCGAGGGACCGGGCCGCCCTCGGGAAGGCCGTCGCGGCGATGTACGACGTGATGGACAAGGCCCGCGACCTGGTCGAGGGGAGGCTCGACGAGCTGACGGCCCCCGAGTCGATCGGCGGCATGGCGACGGCGGCGCTCTCTGGCGAGCCGTCTACCAGTGCGCCGGCATCGCCGGAGTCGACCCGGGCCCCCTGACGCTGCGCGAGCTTCTGGCGATGGCCGAGGCCCGCCAGCGACACGACTGGGCGATGACGAGCAGCCTGCTCGCGCTGCTCGCCAACTGTCACCGCGACCCGAAGAAGTCGCGGCCGCTCAAGCCCGCGGACTTCGACCCGTTCGCACGGGGGAAGCACGAGAGCGAGCGCATCCCGGCGGACGTCGGGGTGCTCAAGGACGTGTTCATCAGGAAGAAGGCAGAGCACGGAGGCTCGGATGAAGGTTGATCCCAAACACATCATGTTCGCGTTCGGGCTCGTCATGGTCTCGCTCGGACTGGCCGCCTGCGCCGGCTTCGACCTTGGCGACGTCGTCAAGGTGAAGACGCCCAACGAGATCCAGCAGACCCGCGGCCTGCCCCGCGCGACCACGCTCAACGAGGCCGAGGCCGAGTACCAGGCGTGGTTCGAGGACGTGCAGCGGACCGGGGCGCAGTGGAAGGCCTCGATCGAGCGCGGCGGTGAGATCCGCGGCCTGCTCGGGCAGCTGACTCTGACCGCCCTCGACGAGGTCGGACCGACGCTGGCCGGCGTGCCCGTCGCCGGTCCGGCCCTGCCGGCGCTGACGGGTCTCGTCGGGCTGTTTATCGGCGCGGGCCGGCTCCGCAAGGAGAAGGAGGCGTCCTTCAACAAGGGGCTGGAGAAGGGGCGTGTGCCGACGCCCGCGGTGCCGCTGCCCTCGCCCTCGCCGACCCCGGCCACCCCGACCGAGATCCGGGGGACCACCGCGTGATCGACATGCGGATCAAGAGCCTGTTCTTCGACCGTCCCGCGGTGATCCGCTCGGTGGACGCGGCCCGGCGCCGTTCGCTCTCCCGCGCCGGGGCGTTCATCCGCACCCGGGCCCGGACGAGCATGCGGAAGCGCAAGGGCACCAGCCGCCCGGGCCAGCCACCGTTCGCCCACGAGGGGTCGATGCGCCGGCTCGTGCTGTTCGGCTACGACCGGGGCTCGGACAGCGTCGTGGTTGGCCCGGTGGGGTTCCGGCGCAGTAGTGCGCCCAACGTGCTGGAGTTCGGCGGCAGGACCACGATCGTCCGCCGACGCCGCGGGAAGCGTGAGAGCCGTGCCGTGACCATCAAGGCCCGTCCCTACATGGGCCCCGCCCTCGAGAAGGAAGCGCCCAACCTCCCCAAGGTCTGGAAGAACAGCGTGAGGGGAGGCTGATCGATGGCCGACACTCGCGGCATCCGGGCCGGGCGTGCGTTCGTGGAGCTCGGCGTCAGCGACCGGCTCACGGCCGCACTCAAGCGGGCCGAGCGCAAACTCAAAGCTTTCGGCGAGAGCGTGCGTTCGCTCGGGCTCCGGCTCGCCGGGCTGGGCGGCGCCGCGCTCGCGCCGCTGGCCGGCGCGGTGAAGCTGTTCTCCGACGCCGGCGACGCCCTCGACAAGATGAGCCTGCGGACGGGCGTCAGCGTCGAGGCCCTGAGCGAGCTCGGGTTCGCGGCCGAGCAGTCCGGGGCGGATCTGCAGACGCTCGAGAACGGCGTCCGTGTGATGCAGCGCACGCTCAACGACGCCGATCGCGGGCTCGCGACGGCCAAGGACGCACTGGCCGACCTCGGGCTTGCCGCCGATGACCTCCGCGGGCTCTCGCCCGAGCAGCAGTTCAAGACGCTGGCCGAGGCGATCAGCCGGATCGAGGACCCGAGCAAGCGAGCCGCGGTCGCGATGCAGGTCGTCGGCCGCGCCGGGACCAAGCTCCTGCCGCTGATCGAGGGCGGCGTCGACGGCATCGAAGCCCTGCAGGCGCAGGCCCGCTCCCTCGGCCTGACGATCTCGACCGAGACCGCCAAGGACGCGGCCCTGCTCAACGACACCATGAACATCCTGTTCCGTGTGCTCAAGCAGGGCGTGTTCATCATCGGCTCGGCGCTGGCGCCCACGGTGATCAAGCTTTCCAACGCGATCACGCGTGTGGTGGTGGCCGCGAGCGAGTGGGTCAAACAGAACAAAGCGGTCGTCGTCTCGGCGGCCACGATCGCGGCGGGTGTCTTGCTCGCGGGCCTGGCGCTCGTGGGCATCGGCCTGGCGATCACGATCGTTGCCGCCGGGTTCGGCGGGCTGGCAACGGCGGTGACCGCCGCCGGGGCCGTGCTCGGGGCGATCCTCTCGCCGATCGGGCTCGTGGTCGCGGCCATGGTCGGCCTCGGCGTGGCGATCGTGCGGTACACCGACGCGGGCGGGCAGGCCCTGTCGTGGCTCATGGAGCGGTTCGGGGAGCTTCGGGCGTTCGTCGGCCGGGTCGCCGGCGGGATCGGCGATGCGCTCGCTGCGGGCGACATCGCACTCGCCGCCGAGGTGCTCTGGCTCGGGCTCAAGGTCGCCTGGGAGCGGGGCGTCGCCGAGCTGAACGCCGTCTGGCTGCGGGCCCGGGCCTTCTTCGTCGGTAACGCCCAGAAGATGTGGTACGGCGCATTGGCCGCGGCGCAGGTCGTGCTGCACGCCCTCGAGACCGCGTGGATCGAGAGCACGGCGTTCCTCTCCAAGACCTGGACCCGTTTCACGGCGGGGTTCCAGAAGGTCTGGGAGCGGGCGTCGTCGTTCGTCGCCAAGCGGATGCTCGAGATCCAGGGGCTCTTCGACGACGGGCTCGATGTCGAGGCCGCGAAGCGGGCGGTGGACGAGCAGCTCGATGCCCGGCTCGGCGAGATCGACGCCGGTGCACGCCGCGACATCGACCAGCGAGAGCAGCGCCGGGCCGCGGACCGGTCGCGATCGGACGCCCTGAATGAGGCCACGCTCGCCGAGATCGGGCGTCAGTTCGAGGAAGCGCAGGACGCGCTCCGGGAGGGCACGGACGCCCGTCTCGAGGAAACCCAGCGCCGGCTCGACGAAGCCCGGGCCAAGCTCGACGCCGCGATCGCCGAGGCCCGCAGACGCCGCGAAGAAGCAGAGGGCGATGCGCCGACCGGACCCCGAAGCCTGCTGACAGAGCTTGAGGACCGTCTCGGCGGGCTCGGGGACGCCATCGCCGAGCGGATCGAGGTGCGGGGCACATTCAACGCGCTGGCGGTCCAGTCGCTCGCCGGCGGGGACGCCGCGGCCGAGCGCACCGCCAAGGCCACCGAGCAGACCGCCCGCAACACCAAGCGGCTGGCCGACGCCGCGCAGACCGGCGGCCTGACTTTCGCCTGAGGAGACCGCGCGCGTGCCGACGATCGTCACGGAGAAGTTCGAGAGCCGGCGTTCAACCACGGGCGACAACCCGTCGGCCGAGCTGGTCTACGACATCCGCGGCGTCGAGAACGACCTCACCGCCCGCGGCCACGCCGATACCGCGAGCCCCGCGAACTACGACGGGCTCACCAAGCTCTCGATCTCGATCGAGCCGGTCGGGCCGGACCACTGGGAGGCGACGGTCCGCTACGGCCGCGAGGAACTCGGCGGGTTCCCACAGACCGGCGAGAGCGTCTTCAGCTTCGATACCGGCGGCGGCACGCAGCACCTCACCCAGAGCAAGCAGACCGTGCAGCGCTACGGCGCATCTGGCACGACCGCGCCAGACTTCAAGGGCGCGATCGGCGTCACCGCCGACGGGGTCGAGGGCGTGGACATCGCGGTGCCGGTCTACCAGTTCAGCGAGACGCACTACCTGCCGGCGACACAGGTGACCCAGTCGTACAAGGGCGCGCTGTTCAGCCTGACGGGCAAGGTCAACAGCGGCTCGTGGAAGGGGTTCAACGGCGGCGAGGTGCTGTTCCTCGGCGCGTCCGGCTCCCGTCGCGGCACGAGCGCCGACTCCGACTGGGAGATCACGTTCCGCTTCGCCGCGAGCCCGAACGCGTCGGGCATCTCGGTCGGGCCGATCAGTGGCATCAGCAAGAAGGGCTGGGAGTACCTGTGGGTCCGCTACGCCGACGCGGAGGACTCGGGATCGAACGCAATCGTGAAGCGGCCCGTCGCGGCGTACGTCGAGCGGGTGTACGACGAGGGCAACTTCTCGGCGCTGGGGATCTGACGCATGGCAGACGCCTTCCGCAAAGTCCGATCCGGCCAGCCGCTGGTGATCCCCGCGAGGGCGTACAACGCCTTCGTCGATGCGGCCGTGGCCGAGCGCCGGCGCGAGCAGACGCAAGGCGGCGGGCCGCTTGCCGATGCCGTGCCCCGCGGGCTGGTGCTCGTGCGGAACGACTCAGACCAGACCATCGAGCCCTACCACGTGCTGGCGATCTCCGGCGTGCTCGTCGAGCCGGGCGAGGACGATCAGGAGCGGACGTTCCACAGCCGGACACCGCTGACGGGCAAGATCGCGGCCGAGGAGTCCAGCCCCATGACGTTCGTGCTGGCGACCCAGCCGATCAAGGCGGGCGAACTCGGGCGGTGCGTGCTGACGGGCGTCACCCCCGCGCGGGTGTATGTGGCCAGCGAACTCGACACGACCTGCGAGCTCGCGCCCGAGGAGACTGTGCTCACCAGCACGCCGATGGGCGGCGTGCCGATCCTCTGGAAGGAAGCCGGCGTCGGCGAGAAATGGGCGGTCATCGAGATGGGCCGGCCGTCATCGGGCCGCGTCACCGCGATCCTCGGCGCGGCCCAGCCGATCCCGACCGAGAGCAACCGCTGGCGGTACCCGTGGCAGGAGGCCCGGCTCGACGGCGACCCGGGCAGCGAGACCTACCTGCGCTACGTCGCCGTCCCCGAGGGGCTCTCATCGCAGCTTCCCAGCGGCGGCGAGGACCCCACCAAGCTCGCGATCAATCGCTTCGAGGCTCACCACATGAACGAAGGCACGCCCGGAACGGGCTTCGAGGGCCTGCTGGGCCTCGGCCCGGTCTGCGACCTGCCCGGCGTGCTGCCCAACTGCCCGCCAGCCCGGTCGCTCCGCCCGAAGCTCGTGCCGATCCCCGAGGGCGTCTGCGTGCAGCTGACCTGCGAGCGCAACAGCAAGGGCCGGCCTGTCTGGGTCTTCGAGGCGATGACTCTGATGGAGCTGGCCGACCCGGCCGACGGGGACCGGAAGTTCAACCTGTTCGTGGAGGGTGCGGGATGACCGCTCCGACGAGCGCCACTACCAACGAGCTCGACGCACGCCGCGAGCACGAGCGGAGCAAGTACGTGGCGCTCGCGTCGCGCTCGGGCTCGGGCTCGGCGTACGGCGCGACCAACCACGGCCGCGACGCCATCGCGATCGTGAAGCGATGGAAGCCCCGGTTCGTGGTCGACTTCGGCTGCGGCCGCAACGACTTCATCGCCGAGCTCCGCCGGCACGGCATCGACGGCCTCGGCGTGGACTTCGCGTTCCCCGAGGCGGACATCGCCAAGCCGATGCACGACACCGGCCTTGTCGAGGGCGTCACCGATGTCGTGACCAATTTCGATGCGCTCGAGCATCTGCTCACCGAGGACGTGGTCCCGGTGCTGAACGAGATGCGCCGAGTCGCCCGGCCGCGGGGGTGGTTCTGCGTCTCGGTCTGTACCCGACCCAGCCGCATCACGGTCGCCGGCGAGAACCTCCACCCGACCGTCCGACCCCTGGCCTGGTGGATCGAGACGATCGGACGCGTTGGCGTGATCAGCGACACCCGCGCTGCCGGCCGCTACATCACCGGGAGGTTCCGGTGAACAACCCCAACCAGTCCGACATCATCGCCCTGCAGCGTGGCATCAAGGCCCGTGCGCCCGCCCGCAGCGGGCTGCGGTTCTACACCAGCGACTTCGACTCGATCTCGCTCGGCGGGTTCTACAAGGGCCGCTCAGCGTTCCTCGTGTTGTCAGGCCCGTCGCTGAACGACATCGACCTCACGCAGCTCAACCGGCGTGGCATCGTGACCATGGGCGTGAACAACTCATGGACCGTGCACCGTCCAACGCTTTGGACCTGCGTCGACGATCCGGGTCGTTTCATCGACACGGGGTGGAAAGACCCGGGCGTGCTGAAGTTCGTGCCGGTCTGCCACTGGGGCCGCAAGCTGCGGATCCAAACAAAGGACGGCACGATGCGCGATAGCACGTTCCGCGTGGCGCAGATGCCGAGCGTGCTGTTCTTCCGCCGCAGCAACCACTTCGACCACGAGCGGTTCCTCACTTGCGACACAGTCCCCTGGGGCAACGACCCGAAGTCCACCGACTCGCTGGGCATCAAGGGCAAGCGGAGCGTGATGCTCGTGGCGCTGCGGCTCCTGCACCACCTGGGGTTCCGGACAGTGTACCTGCTGGGCTGCGACTTCAGGATGGCGGCCGATCGCAAGTACGCCTTCGATGAGACCCGCGAGGCCGCCGCAATCAGGCACAACAACACGCTCTACGACTCGCTCAGCCGGCGATTCGAGGCCCTCCAGCCGCACTTCGAGAAACACAGGTTCCGCGTGGTGAACTGCTCACCCGGCAGCGAGCTCGGCGTGTTCGAGCGGATGGCCTACCGGGACGCGATCGCGGCGGCCAGCGCCGAGTGCGCTAAGCCCGTCAGCACGCAGGGGTGGTACACGCCGATCGAGCCGCCGAAGGAGGCCGCCCAGGGGACAAACCGATGAGCGAGCCGACCCGGTACTACCTCTACATCCCCGTCTGGGCCACGGGCCGCGCCCCGCAGGGCGGGGGCTCGAGCGATTACTCGACGCCCGGCACGCCGGACTCGTCGTACCAGACGCCGGCGAGCAGCACGCCGACGCCCTCGGAGGGCACGAGCTACTCGACGACCGGCGATGTGATCTACACCACCGGCCCCAGCGGCACGCCGACACTCACCACTTACACCACGGATGCGTTTACGAGCGACAGCGGGACGTCTCCGAGCGAATCAGACTCACCCAGCGTCAGCGAGACTGCGCCGCTGAGCTCCAGCAGCGGCGGCGGATCGACCGGCGCTTCCAGCGGCGGTTCTTCGGCGGCTTCGAGCGGGGGATCGTCTGGCGGCTCATCGTTCAACTCCTCAATGGCTTCGACCGACGACCCGGGCTCGTCAGGCGGCGGGTCCTCCGGTGGTGGCGGATCGAGCGGCTGTGGAAGCGGCCCGGGCGGTTCGGGCTCGGGGCCCGGTGGCAGCGGTCCGGGCGGGTCCGGCCCCGGAGGATCAGGTTCCGGCGGCAGTTCCAACCAGTCGAGCATGGACTCGTCCGGCGCCAGCAGCGGCGCGTCGAGCGGCGAAAGCTCGGGTTCCGGATCGAGCAGCGAGAGCTCGTCCGTCGAGTCGCCGAGCGACAGCTTCAGCCAGACGCTCACCCTCGGCTCCGAGGGCACCATCAAGAACACGACCATCACCATCGGCACAAGCTCCGACTCGTTCACCGGCACGTGGACCACCGATCCGAGCGGCACCATCGTCGGCACGGAGGTCACCATCGACCCCGGCTCCGGGTCTGGCAGCTCGGGCAACGACGCAGCCGCGCTGGGCAAGTTCGGCGAGCAGTTCATCGAGGGTGGCATGGAGGGCGTGCCGCCAGCCGGGTGGCAGGTCGAATCGAGCACCACGCAGGAGGCACCGAAGTGATCCCCAAGATTGTCTACACCGCGCACCTCGCCGAGTCGCCCGTGCCGGACACTTTCCGTCGATGGCAGGCCGAGTGGCAACGACACCACCCCGAGTGGGACATCCGCGTGATCACCCTCGACGACCGCGAGCCGATCTTCAACCACGCCCAGTGGGCCGAGACGTTCAAGCTGCCGGAGCCCGCGGGCGCGGCGTCGCGGCTCAATATCCTCCGCTACGAGCTGCTCGCCCGCGAGGGTGGCGTGTTCGTCAACCCCGACCGCCTGCCAATGTGCCCGATCGAGGACCTGGTCAGCGGCGTCCGGGCGTTCTGCTCCACCACGCAGCAGCACGGCCGGCCGCACCTGCTCTCGCCCGCTGTGATGGGGGCCGTACCGTGCCACCCGACCCTTTGGCACTGCGTCCGCGACCTCGCCTACTCCGTCGCGACGTTTCGGGGCGTCTGGGACCAGACGGGGCCGGGCTTCCTGAGCCGCGTGATCCGCGACCACGGCCACTTCCGCGATGTGGTCCCCTTTCACTGGGCCCTCTTCGAGCAGGCCGAAGCCGACGCCCGCGAGCATGGCGGTGCGTACCTCTTCAATGCGAGCCTTCAGCCCGTGGAGGCAGTCGCCTGATGGTCGACGCCTCCCCTATCCCGAAGGTGCTCCACCAGATCTGGCTCGGCCGCGGCGAGATGCCCATCCAGCAGCGCCGCTGGCGACGCCGGTTCGCTGAGATGAACTCGGGCTGGACGCTCCACCTGTGGACCGACGACCACCTGCCTTTCCCGATCCTGAACCGCCGGGCATGGGACGTGTGCCTCGCGATCGGCGGCGTCCCCGGCTGCGTCATGCGGAGCGACATCCTTCGCCTCGAACTCATGGCCCGCGTGGGTGGCGTATACCTCGACACGGACATCAAACCCGTCCGCCCGCTGGACGCCTGCTTCCCGCCCGGCGTCAACGCCTGGGTCGCCTGCGAGCAGGGAGACATCATTTCGAACGCGGCGATGGGTTTCGCACCCAACCACCCCGCGGCGTGGCGGGCGGTGAACGCGATCGAGGAGTCGTTCTTTGAACGACGGGCCGTCGGCGAACAGGCAGGCCCGGGCTTCATCGCCCGGATGATGCTCGAGCACGATGACGTGGTCCTCTGGCCGCCGGCGTGCTTCCACCCGACCGTCGCGGAGGTGGCGACGAATCCTGACCGGATTCGCCTGCTCATGCAGGCCCATCTCTTTGCGGGATCATGGGTAGAAGGCCGGCGGCATGACTATCGTGCCCTCTGGGCGTCGAATCTCGCCGATCGCACCCGCCGACTCACTCCCCCGGTTCAGCCGCCTCGAGCAGCAAACGCTTCTTGAGGCGGAAGTACGTCGCCCGGGAGAGACCCGTTGCTTCCTGGAACGCGGCGAGGCGTTCAACCTCGGTGCTCAATCGGGGATCAGACACCACGGCGGCAACCATCGACATCGTTCGATTCCCACACATCATCTGGAGCAGGCTCTCCTGCCAATCAACGAATCCGGCCTCTCGCAGCCGCGCCGCCTTGGCGTACCACCGCATCGAGACGTGCGACACCAGATGCAGGTGACGACCGACGAACTCGTAGACCACGTCGTCGGTGCACCACTGTCCAGCCTCCTGATGGACCTCTGCGGTATCCGGATCAAAGTGCACGATGATGGCTCGGTCCTCCAGAGCCTGGACGTCGGCGTTGATGGTCTTCCACTCATTCGCGATGAGAACTACCGGGCTCCGTGTCTCAAACTCCTTTGGCAGCGTGACATCGTCGTCGGTCACGCGCGTCCGCCAAGCGACTCGCTTGACGGGCTTCGATTCGCAGAGCGGCTTGAGGAGACGTACGCAGTCTGGGTTGGCGTACAGCCGGTCGAGATCGTCGAGGATCACTGGCTGGTTCAGGTGCTCCCAGAGTTCTCGGTAGATCCCAAAGGGCTGGGCATGGCCTTCGACATACAGCGCATCACCGTTGCACTGCTCGAGGATGGCCCGACGCACCCGCTCGGTCTTCCCCGTTCCCGGTCGTCCGAGCAGCAGGAGCACGTACAGCGAGCCGTCGATGACCTTGCAGATGTACCGATCCAGTTCCGCGTAGGTGCCGACGGAGATCGCATCCCCCGGCGCAGTGGGTTGGCGACTTGGCTTGGTCACGTACTACGCCTCGGGCTGCCCGAGTTCGGTGATCTCCGAGAGCTTCTCGAACTCGGCGTAGATATCCGGGTACTTCCGCGACAGGAACTTCACGACGGCGGCATTGCCGAGCAATCGCCGGATGTACCCGACCGCCAGGACGAGGTTGAGGACGTTCCGACCGTGCGACTCCTCGAGAGAGCGGAAGTCCTGCTCGATCGAGGCCATCTCGCGCTCGATCCGTGCAACATCCTCAGGGCGAAGTCCATCGGCGTCCTTGCCGCGCTCCGGCTCAACGAGCTGATCCGGAGGCGTTGCGGCCACCAGACACTTGGCATACGGCGTAGCGAAGTTGTTCGATGCCACCATCAACTCAGCCATCTCAATCTGCCGCATCGGCTCCACGCGCCGGAGTTCGCGGATGGTGCCCTGCGTGGCGTGGCGGTCCTTCAGCAATTCGACTGCCTCTGGGCAGATGCCGTCGAGCAGGTCGCGCTTCTTTCGGATCGCCGAGACATCGAGCTTGAGCGTGGCTGCGATCCGGTCTTCGGAGACACCGTTCTTGATCGCCTTGACGATCATGAAGTGTTCTTGGATCGGCGAGATCTGGTTGATCTTGTGGTTGTACGTGAACGAATCGTCCGTTGTCGCGATGAGGCAGAACACCTCAGTCGCGCCCTGCTCCTTGAGAATGTCATACCGCAGCAGCCCATCGAGGATGAGGTACTTCTGGCCCCGACCGCGTGATCCCGCCTGCGGGAACACAACGATGGGCTCGATCATCCCAACCTGCCCCATCGAGGCCACGATCCTCTGGTAGCGAGAGGACGTCCGCGTCGACTTCGGCAGCGTCCTCAGCGGAAGCAACTGCGACAGGGTGATCATCTTGCCCTCCGGTCTGAACGCCATTCGGACAGACTGCCCCATCAGCCACGCTCCCCGACTTCGGGTTGATCGACAAGCACCTGCGGCATCTCGTCCAGCGCCTCGTCTCGCAGGACTTGGACGAAGGAAGCGTCTTGAAGCAAACGCTTCAGGGCCGAACGCACGAAGAGGAGCCGAGTCTCGGTCACCTTGGCCTTGTTGATCTCCCGGCGCTGCTTGGAGACCTCTTCCTGGTATCGCTTCATCAGACCATCGGCGGTCATGGTGGACGCCCGGCCGCCAGCGCTCCGAACGCCGCGAACGCGGCGTTGTTCGATCAACTTCCTAGCCCGGAGTAGCTCCTTCCCACGCAGCGTGCTCTTCTCGTACGCCTCCCGGAGCGCCTCCTGGACCTCCTCGTGGTCAGAGCTGGCGATCGTGACAGCGATACTCAGCGGGATCTGGTTCTTCTCGACCGCCCGGATCAACCGGTCTTCGCCCTTGTTCACCAGCCGGATGATTCCCTTAACGTACGACAGCTGAAGATCGGTGATCTTCGCGATCTCCGCGTAGTTGTGGCCACGATCCTTCAGAGCGGCGATCTCACGCATGAGTTCGTTCGACCGGTACGAGCGGCGAGCGAGATTCTCCGCGAGGCTCATCAAGAGGAGCTCGTCCTTTGTTGCCTCGACGACGAACGCAGGCACCTCCGTCTCGCCGAGCAGCTTGTAGGCTTCAAGCCGCCCCTGGCCGCACACGAGGTCGTACCGAGGCGATCCGTTGTTGGTCGGCCGCTCGGCGACGGTGATCGGCTTCTTCAGCCCCAGGTTCGAGATGTTCCCGACGATCTGCTTGAACTTCTCGCGGCCTCGGGACCGCGGGTTCACGACCGTGATCCGATCGATCGGGATCATCACAATCTCGCGTTCGCCCGCGGTCATGCGACCCCCTCGACACTGACGCACGTGGCCATGTCACGGAAGAAGCCGAGCGTGTCGAAGCGGTACGTATCGATCCTGGCCCCGTTGTGCTCGGAGAGCGCGAGCTTCGACCATTCGATGTCCAGCCTCGGGATCAGGTAGTAATCCGACGGCATGTCGTTCGCCGGATCCATGCGCACCACGATGGTGATGTCGGCCGCTGACTCGCGGTCGAACCGGACCAGCCAGTGGGGCGAGCGGCTGTCCGTGTGACGACAGCGCGACAGGCACATCGCGGCCGTGTAGGTCTCATTGATCGTGAGCAGACGAGACTCGGGGTCGTGGTCAACGCTGGCGCCCACCGCCTCGAGGTCCTGCATGACATCGCCAAGCAGGTGGGGGTGCTTGTCCCGGAGCCGCTTGTTGATCTCGATGTACTCGAAGTCCCGGTTCGGGGTGTACCCGACCAAGCGGTACGCGTTGACGAGGCTTGAGAATCGATACCGGAACGAGGCGCTGGAGGGAACGCCGTCGGCGTCATCGATAAGAGCCCCCGAGAGGTAGCCGTGCGTGTCCAGAACGGCCCGGAGCCGCTCGAGCATCTCCTCGTCGGTGAAGCGGCGATTCCGTTCCTGAATGATGCCTCGGGCGGTGAAGAACCACTCCGGCTCGACGATGGAATCGAATGCGGCGTCGGCGCGGACGAGCTGGTCGGGCGGATTGACAACCCGGTTCTTCTTGAGCTTGAAGGACACCCGGTTCCAGACGTTGTTCCCGATGTACTTCTCGTTGGTGAGGATCTGATGGACGCTGCCGCGGGTCCACGCCCGGCCAAGGTCCGTGGCGATGCCGCGATCGTTGAGAATCTGGGCGATCTCGCGTTCCGAGCGGTTCTCTTCGAGGAACATTCTGTAGATGGACCGAACCACGTCGATCTCTTCTGACGGGCCCGCGACGAGAACAACGCGGTCGGTCTGCAGGCTCTTATGCTCACCCCTCTTGAGCACGCCCTTTGATTCGCCGCTCTGATCGATGAGTTGGCGCCGCAGCCCGAAGCCCGCCGGTCCGCCCTGACGGTACCCCATCTCGATGAGTCGGCACTGGCCTTTGAAGACCTTGGCCGACAACTCTCGGCTGTACTCGCCCGCCATGGCCCGCTTGACACCCTTGATGATTGTCGAGACCGGGCTGCCATCATTCTCAAACTGCTCGGCGCAGTAGACGAGCTTGATGCCCGCCCGCTTCAACCGATACTCGTAGTAGGCGCTCTCGTCGGTGTCCTGGAACCGACCCCAGCGGCTGACGTCATAGACGAGGATGGCTTCGAAATCGGTCTCCCCGGCCTCGACGTCGGCGAAGAGCCGCTTCAGACCCTCGCGTCCGTCGAGGCGTAGACCACTCTTACCGTCGTCGGCGTAGGTCTTGACGATCTCGTAGCCGCGGGCTGCGGCATACTCGCGGATTACGTCGGCCTGGTTCTCGGTCGAGTATTGCTGGTGCTCCGTCGACATCCGGACGTACTGTGCGGCCCGGATGTGAGGCATAGAAGGGATGGCATCGTCGCTGTGCATGGGTCACGTCGGGTGGTGGTCTGGGCGGCTGCTCCTCTGAGCGGTGCCGCACGGGGGTAGGGCAGGATCGGTGTCAGGTCACACCACGCGGTGAGACTTCCAACACACTCTGCGCTGCCGCTGTGCAGTTGCCGTGGGGTGCGCGTGCGAAAGCTGTCCGATTTCGTCGGGGCGTTGCTCCTGAGGCGGAAATCAGTCCAGCATCAGCACGTAGTAGCCACGGTGGGTGCCGTCGATTCTGCGTGCCAGCTCCGGCATGTCGGCTTCGACGAGACGCCGCCGGAGGTCGCGGACGGCGCTGCGCACCGTCGATGTCGAGCGCCGACAGCCCCAAACGTCGTCCAAGAGGTCGGCGTGTGAGATGTAGTGGTTCGGCCGCCGGGCAAGTCGCTGAATCAGCCGGAAACTAATGGATGCGCCGAGAACGCACTCGTGCCCGTTCCACCGGACCGACAACGTGCCGGGGTCGACGATCAGAGCATGGCTAAGGCGGGATTCACCGACCGACGCGTTTGGCGTTTCGATCGCTGCAGATTCGATCTGGTCGGCCAGATCACGCAGTGAACGCGCGATGCTCAGGAGGTCTGCGGCTAAGGACGAGGGGGTGTGGCGTTCCATCGGATGCCTCCGTGTTGGGGCGGCACCCGTGGCGTGCGACGGCACGCGGGCTCAGACTCGGCAGGAACCGCCGATCGTGACATCCTCAGGACGAAAAGCTGATGTCGGCGTCATCGGGGCATCCACACGGAACCTCCAGATCGTGAGACTTTGAGACTCGGGCCTGATTTGCCCGCCTGGGAACGCGGGAAGGGCGATTCCGGAGTCTCACTGACTGGTCTCAGCCATGAGACCTGAGACCGATCAAGCTCATTTCGAACCGTTGTCATCGCGATGTCATCCCACCACCCCGATTCCCATCCCGTGCTCGTGCAGGCGGGCCCACGGGAGCAGCGCCGCAGTCGAGCGCTGCTGGGGCTCGTCACCCCCGTACACCACGACCGACTCGACCTTCCGATCCGTCGATTCGAGCAGGCCGCGAACACGGGCGGCCCCGTCGAAGAGGCTGGTCGACGCGGTCGCAGCGGCCTTCGCTTCCACGGCGACGAGCCGGCGCCCGTCCTCGATCACCAGGTCCGCCTCGACGCCATCCTTATCCCGGTAGAACGACACCCCGCCCGTGACGCCCCCGTTTGTCCGGTGCTTCATGATCTCGGAGACGACCCAGGTCTCGAAGATTGCGCCGCGGAGCGGATGAGACCGGAGTTGATCGGCCGAGCGGATGCCGAGCAGCCAGCAAGCCAGCCCGGTGTCGTAAAAGTGCAGCTTCGGCATCTTCACCAGCCGCTTGCGCTGGTTGGAATGTAACGCCGGGAGCCGAAACGCGATGAAGCTGGTCTCCAGCACGCTGAGCCACGCCTTGGCCGTCGGCTGCGAGACGCCGCAGTCAGACGCGAGCGCCGAGTAGTTGAGCAACTGCCCGGTGCGCCCGGCGCAGAGCTCGACGAACCGCTGGAATGTGACGAGGTCGCCGATGTTGCTGATCGTGCGCACGTCGCGCTCGATGTACGTCGCGACGTACGAGCGGAGCCAGTCGGCGGGATCGAGTCCCCGATCGAAGATCCGCGGGTAGCCGCCGGCGACGAGCGCTTCGTCGAGACTGCCGGGGTGGCGCTCGAAGCGCGCGATTTCGCTCCACGCCAGCGGGAGCAGGTGCAGTACCGCCGAACGCCCGGCGAGCGACTGGCTGACCGACTCGGACAGCGCGAGGTTCTGCGAACCGGTCAGGATCCACCGCCCCGGCGCCGGGTCTTCGTCGATGATGCCTTGGAGGTACGACGGAAGCTCCGGGGTTCGCTGGACCTCGTCGAGGATCGCGCCCTCCGGGAACTGCGCCAGGAACGCCCGCGGATCGTCGGTCGCGAACGACCGCGTGTCCGGCGCCTCAAGGTTGGCGTAGGGCTTGTCCGGGAAGAGCCCACGGCACAGCGTCGACTTCCCGCTTTGGCGGGGACCGGTCAGCGTCACCGCCGGGTGCAGCCCGGCGGCTCGGAGGAGCAGGTTGGAGAGGTCGCGGCGGATCACGGTGAAAGGGTACCCGCTCCATCGGCTACTTCAAAGTGACACTTTGAACTGGCCGCAGTCAATGTGGGCCTTCATGCCCACCCAGAGTCTCTGAAGCGGGGGAGAGACGCCGTAGATACGGCTCGTGTTTGGGCTTGATGAGTCCGGCGCTGACGCGGATGGTTCTAGG